GTGGCTGGCCGTATGGAATTCGGTGAATGTAAATATTATCATAAATTGAATCCCAACATCCAGTAATCGCATATACAGTTCCAGCGGCCTCTAAAGCAGCCATTGCTGAATTGGAATAATTCTCAATTGATTTACCGGGAAGATCGTGGTTGCCTGGAACAGTAAAGAAGAGTTTGGGAAGATTCCTAATGGCCCACTGGATCAAGAAGTGAGACGGGCTTTGTTTGTACCTCTTATCAAATAAATCACCACCATCGAATATTGGGCAATTGTATTTTTGCTGAAGTTCGGACAGCCACTTGATTTTTCTTTTCAGAGCCTCCCAATAGTTGTCTATTCTGGCAATAGGCGGATGAATCCTCAGCTCAATATCTGCTGTAATTATAGCACTGGTGACGGATTGAGATTTTCTTTTCATATCTTCACCTCCCCACCACACATGGGACAGCTCTTTGGAATTCTGGTTTTTTCAATTTCAATCTGTTTATCCAACTTCTGATATTTTTCTTTCTTAAAATAAATCTGAGATTTGATGGCATTCAGGTTGAAGCACAATGAAGAGATTTTTTCAAACTCCTTTTGCTTCTCAACTATTAACTGATGTTGCTCTGCTACTTTGTCCAGCAACTTTTCTCTTCCAGCCTTTTTGTTCTTCTCAATCAGCTTGTTTCTAATTCCCGTGACTATCTCGATCTCGGAACAGGTCTTTTCTAGTGAAGCATTAGATTCTTTGACTTGTAGAATCGTCGTTTGGATTGAATCCAAGTCTCTATATACCTCAAGGTCTTTCTTCTTTTTTTGAAAGGAAGAACCGATTTTGGTGACTCCTGAGATAACAGAAGAGATTTGAACCAACATTCCACTCAACTGCTCAGATTGGGTCAGTAACTCATTTATCTCCGGCAGCACTTCATACTTTTCCAGTTTTTCTTTCAAGGAGATAGTAATGTTTTCCTGGTTGCCCATCTCCTGTTTCAAATATCCAACATCTCTTTTGGCTGCGGAAAGTGTGGTGTCAATAGAATCAAGCCCAACGATCTTGTTAAGCACTCTTCCTCTCTGGCCGGAGTTGTCAAACATCAGAAAGGCTCGATCTATTTGAGACTGGTAGTTCACTTCCTCCATTCTGAACACTGCAGAGATTTCTTCTGGAACTTTTGTACCAGCGTTGAATGACTTATCTTTTTGGCCGGGTATCTGAAGAGCGTACTGATTGGCATTTTGGCCTTTGGTCCTGATTATTGTTTCCCCAGTATCAAAATGGACTTTTACAGAAGTTTCTCCATCCCAGTAGAGTGGAAGCATACCTTTCCCAAGAGGCTGGTTGGTTCTGGCAAAGTTGAAGGCCCTAAAGCATCCTGACTTCCCTCTGTCTGACTCTCCGATGAATACAGTCAAGCCTGGAGAAGGAAAGGTCAGGATTGTTCGCTTATGGCTTTCGTAGTTGTGGATCTCGAGTTTGGTTATCATGATCTATTATATCTGAAAAAGCGGAATTGGTTAAACAGGTTGATGCTGTAATTCTTTTTTGTCGCCAGCAGGGTTTTCAATCCAATCCCGTTTTAATACTTCATCAATAACTTTGGAGGCTTCTTTTTCTGAATCAACTCCAAAATGAGAAAGAAGCTGCTGGCCAAATATTCCAGAATCAACAACCCCATCGGCAATCTGATTGATATTGAAGCCATTAACCCCGCCCCTGATTGCCTGGATTCCTTTCAGGATATGATGCGCTACTTCACCAACCTCTTCGGCCATTCCAAGGGTAAACTGCATGGCAAGAATCATATCAATGAGTTGGTCCTTGGTCATTGCTTCATATCGGGAACGGGGAAAATTTCGTTACTGCCATTCCTTCAGTTCTTTTTGTTTCAGATCAATCATACCAAAAACTCCTCCCAAGGCATCATATTCATTATCCGCTGCATGTCAGGATGAGCCGACTTCGCTGTCCGCAGTTTCCTGATGTGCGCCCACTCGGCGGCGTCGGCCGTCACCACGATCTCGGTCTTCAAGGCGTTGGGCAGAACGGCGCGAGCTTGTTGGGGTTTGGACCAGTTGTTGATCATCCAATTGTATGAAATCTCGGAAAGGGCACAGGAGTCTTCAAAGTAGAATTTGACGTGCTTTGGCCAACCCGAGTACCCATCCGGCTCAATAAACTCTATATCCTTGCCGCCGTAATTCACATATCTGGTTGATTCCTGAGCAAAAGAGCATGGCCTGTGCCGCACCAGTTCATGACTGACTCCACGATCACAGATAAACTTGGCAGCAAACCGGTGGAGTTCCTTGGGGATTTCGTCATGGGGGAAGACTTCCCAATCAAATGGAAAATGTTTTATTCCGAAACTATGAGAGAAGGATATATCATTCAGCCCAAACAACTCTCCATATATGTGAAAAAACTGGTTAAAGATTCCCTCATAGGAGGCTTTAACCAACAGCCTTTGACACCAAGCAGTAAGACTTCCGCCTATATAGGTGTAGTCGGCATTATCAAAAACATTTAGGTACTTACCGGCTTTTTGCTGCAAAAGGACTGCAGACGAATCCATCCTACGAGTCCGCACTACAAAATTCGAGTGCTCAACCATTGCCAGATGTCCAGCATTGATCAGCTTCCGGACGAAGCCTTCAGCACTGTCCTCAGTGATCTTGTCTTCTGACTTGTAGCAAGTTCTGCCAGCCATCTCAATAAACTTGAGAGCGGCATTATACTCTGTCGGCACTGCTCCGAAAAACTCAACGCTTGGTTTGATGATTTTCATACTCACCTCGATACATAGAATTTATGAGCACCAAACTGTCCAATCTGGTGCATGTCTTTTGTCCAATATGGCTTGATACTCTTCTCGTGATAGAAAGTAGCCCCACCAGTAAAATCATATCCTTTAGTAGCAATAGAAACACTTTTAAGACAGACTATAAATGCCTGAAGATCATGGGGCCAGTAATCCGACTTCTGCCAAGTCCATGAAAATTGTTGGTCTTTGAGGATTACTTGCTTGACAGGCTGGTTGGCGTTATAGGCGCGATTTAATGTTACGTGAGCTACAGCGATTTGACTGAGTTGGTCTTCACCCCTGGCTTCGTGGTAAACATTAAGAGTAAGCCATAACAGGCCTTCCAGCAGGCTTGTCATTTACCGTCTCGTTCGTAAATGACCTGACGGATATATACCGCTGCATCCAAAATTTCTTGATACAAATCTATCATCGGGTCACGGCCATTAAAAGGTTGCAGCCGGGTATTGTATTTCTGTTTACCAATCTCGTCCCGCTCCTTCATATCCTTTTGAACGAGATCCCAGACAGCCGGGTGATTGTTTTTAATTGGTGGTGGTTCAGGGGAGTTCATTCCAATTTCGCCAGGAGCATCAATCCTCATCTCTGGATGGAAACAAGCTCCTTCACAACAATCATCTAATGGGCATTTATCAGAACAGACTTTCATGATTTCTTATTTATTCCATTTTTGATTTTTCTTTGTTTAGCTGTCCATCGAGACAACTTTTCACCAGAAGTTTTGCTGACATAAGCACTATTATCTTTTCCCAATTTCCTCCGAGCAGCACGATTCAGTCTTTCTGGTAATAAATCATACCCCTCTGGTGCTGGAGCGTCATATTCAACATTTACTAAGTGATTGGTATTTACATTCATTTTATCCCCAGATAAGTCGTTTCAAATAAATTATTCCAGAACACATAATGGTTATTATCAAAACGAGATATACAAACCAAAGGCATTTTGCCCACCATACCATTCCATCAAGAGAGGTGTAATCATCGTCTTTCAATTTTGATCTCCTTATAAACTTTGTTATCTTTTTACCACAAAAGCCCCATCATTTGCAGGTATGGGGTCTTTGGGCATTTTTTATTTTTGGGAGATTAATATTTTTAATCCTTCCTATTTCTGTCGTTGCGCCGGAAGTTATAGCCATTCTCAGTATGGCCAGGCGCTTTGAGAATCTGCGTTAACCATAATCCTGTTGCGCCGGCGATGACACTATGTTATCCAGCCCAAGGGCAGGAATCGGTTTATTGATGAGTGATGGTTGCGGCAAAGATGCTGAGTCATCCCGCAAGTCTTCCCAATCAAACTCATCAAACTCAATATCTATATAATAGAAATCAAACATTTAATTTCCAGTTATTGGTTGATCTTCAATTACTTTTGTTTTATTATAATGGTTTTCTGTTCAATCATTAAGGAATTTGTTATATATTTGTCCGCCTGGCCCACTCAGCAATCAGAATACCATCAGCATCAGGCTTACAATCTACCGATGGAAAAAGCCTCTTTCCAATAGACAGACTTGCCTTCTTCAACTGATCTGCCCCTTTCAATCCTGAAGGAAGCATTATCTTCTGCCACTGCTTTGAATCAATGTACTGGTGAGAGATTTCCAGGAATTCTAATACATTCAATGTCGCCTCCAGTGCTCTCATAGCGGAAATAGAGGCCTGAAACCTTCCAGGGTTGACCATTGGTCTTTCAAGAAGAATGGACAATTGGCCTTTTTGTTGAAGAGGTTCCAAGAAGTCTTTCAATAACTTTACATTTATTCTGGTAACATTTGCTTTGGCTTTAGTATATTTCAGCTCAGAGAAAGTTGGGGTTTTGATCTGACCGTAAATATGGATGTTGTTATGATATCCACTCCAGCCTATTGTTCCTGATACTCCGTTGTCAACCCCAACCCAGATTTTGTTGGGAAGGTTTGGCAAAGCGATTTTCGGTGCTGTTGCTCTTTTCATTTTTACTCCGTATACCGAGATTTTCTGTTCAGCAGCAGGGTGTCTTCTATCTGATTCCAAACCTTCTGGACCACTCTCCTCAGTTTCGGTTCAAGGTTCAATTCTTCGATCTTCCTGACCAGTTTGTCTTTGCCATTCTCTCTGAGATCCAGTTCAGGGGCTTCGACCCAAGAACCCGACTTCCAGTGCTTTTCCTTCAGGAGAAAGTCAACCATACTCCCGGTGTCGTCAATACCCATATCATAATAGATGTTGAATTCTACATCCCTCAATTTCCCAGTGATGGAGTTCTTGTCCATCCTAATCTTGGAAGTTACACCGACCTTTCTTTCCAACTTCTTCAACGATGCTACTTTAGAGAGATATGGACGAACGTGAGAATAGAAATATGGCGCCTCTCCACCTGATGTTACAAACGGAGATTGGCCAGGCATTGGGTTCATTTTTTGTCTGAGTTGCTGAGTAAGGATGAAAATAGAATTGGTATCAGCAACAACCTTGTTGATCATCCTGAGAATCTGGCCGAGTATCTTTGCTTTTTCTGCGTTGAAGCTCCCTGCGATCTTGGCTGCCGCTTCGTCCGACTTAGCAGATGCAATCGCTCTTCGCATTTCTTTCTCCAGTTCCTCGTCAGTCGTAAATGAGTCCAGTGAGTCGGCGACGTAAACAAACTTTTCTCCTTTCTTTCTCAAGAGAAGCATCCTATTACGGAGGTGCTGAATAGTATCGGAAATTCCCGTGTCCTCGTCAGTTTCTTCCAAGTCCCGATAGAGAATACCTGACGGAGTTTTCAAGCGATTGAGCAAAGGAGGAAACAGCTTTTTGATATCGAAGTCATTCCTTCTCTCTACATCGTCATAATACAGTTCGTAGTCGTTGAACTTTTCGTCCAGGCAGGCTTCTGTAAATGAACTGAGGATCACAATCGTTTTCCCTGCTGCTGACTGGCCAGGCATCGTCGATATTCTTCCCAACGGCCAACCTTTTTTTACATGGTCAGACATAGCCAGGTTGAGCATAGTGGATCCAGTAGAAAGAAATCCGTTGTATTTGGATGGGGCTGTTTCTTCTTTGCTTCTGATCCTTCTCTTCATCTGATTGACCAGAGGTTCTTTTTCAACTGGCGTAGTCGTTGGCCTTTTGGATCTTTCCATTAATGAACCTCTTGAAGTTTTCAGGTTGTACATACCACTTTCCACCAGGACCGCCGAGTTGATGGCCGAAGTGGTGAGTTAAAATCCATTTAATCAGAGTAGGTTTGCTGACTTCCACCCCAATCTTGTTGGCTTCCTCAATTGCTCTGGTCAGCGTCCAGTACTTCTTTTCTTTTTCCATTCTGACCTCGTAGTCCAGGGGGTTTCTCAGGCCCCCTGGATTTATTTAAAAAGGAAAGTCTTCAGCAGAACCTATTTTTCTTTCTTCCTTCCTGCTGCTTTCAGGGCATCCTGAGCGTCTTTGCAATCATCCCATTTATCGCAGTCATCACAAGCATCGTCGGTATCACAATCTTTCCCGAATTCCATCCCTCCGGGGCACTCATTGTCATTGTCATCATCGTCTTCTTCAGGTTCCGGCTCAGGAGCTGGTTTCATTTTTCTCTTTGGTGGAGGCGTAGGGGCTTCATCTTCCTCATCATCAGGGTCGTCTTCTGGTTCTTCTTTTTTGGTTCGCCGCTGTTCTTTTGGTGCCAACTTCTTTTCAGCCTTTTCGGAACGCCCTGACTTTTTCGATCGTTCTTCAGGCTCTTCGTCAGGTTCGTCTTCTTCACCCCCGTCCAGCTCGAAGAACTTCTTTTCCATTTCTTCCGGGGTTAAGATCCTCAAAGCAGCGTCCAGATCCACTGCACCTTCCAGGACGTCAGCAGAAAGGTCATCCCGTTCTTCGAAGTCGATCCTGGCTATCTCCGGGAACTTGTGACCACCGAAAGAACCTTCAGAGAAACGAGCCTTAATGGCCAGGCCATCAGTGCAGTCTCCGTAGAACTTTCCATCGAAGTCATCTGCCTGGGCCCGATCTTCATCATCCAGCATGAGGCCAAACTGGTAAGGGGAGATTTCAAACAACTGGATGCCTTTATCCTCATCTTCGTGGTCGAGCACATTGAAGATTTGACGCTGCTTCGGCTTCAGGCTGTCTGCGAGCTCAGGGTCGTTTCCTTTCTTGATCAAGTCTTCCCTATACTCACAGATCGGACATCGCTTGTGCGACGATTGAACAGTCTTCTTCAGGCAAATGAAACGCTTGCTGTCGTCTCCTACTCCGACTTTGTGCTGCCAGTAAGTGCATTCATGCCACAGTTCACTTACTTCCTGAAAAGGATGGTTGGGAATACTTACGACATAAGGCACGATGGAAAAGTTGTTCTTTCCTTTTTCTCCTCGGCCCTTTTTGGGCTTGAAGAACTCGATGTCAGGAGGTAGATTCTGGAGAGTATCAAGCCCCCCGCCACCCCTCTCTTTCTGCTCTGCTGCTTTCCTGGCTTTGTCCCGGATAGACTCCCGAGCAGCACCACGCTTCTTTGTTCTTTCTTCTCTTCTGGCCATAGTTGGTTCCTTTTATTGATTGTTGATGGGTTAAATTAAATTGGTTCAGGCAAGGAATTGAACCTTGCAATGAGATTTCTGTTTTCAACCATCGAATAAAGCAATCAAGCAATTATTCATACCGGAAGTTGAAACATTCGCACGGGATCAGAAAGATTAATGTGGCCTTGTCCACAATCTATTTCTCCTTCGATTTCCTTGTTACCAAGGCTGAAAAACATCCCCGTATCTCTGTGCCATATATCAGCATTTGCCTTTCTGCCACTGAACCAAGCTCATTATTTGTTTCTCTTCAGTTTATCTGCCGCCCTGGTCCTCACCTGAGTCTCTGTTCTGCTTCGTTTCTTGTCGAGTTCCTCCTTTACATTTCTTGGCTCAGAAGGCCTGGCAAAGTAGTCGGCCAATCCCAGTCTGACCAAATTTTCCAACATTGACTTCCTCTGGTTGAAAGCAAAGACAGCAGCAGTGGCAATGTTCATTTCATATTCTGCTTCGATGAACTGTTCTTTGGCCTCAATGTGCTTGGGATGAGTCCGGTAAAAAGCCTCGACCTTCTGGGCGTTGCTCAACTCTTTGTTCCCACCAGCCAACTTGATCAGCTCAGAGCGGGTAACTTTTACATTCTCGTAGGCAATGGCATAGTTCCTTTTGGCTTTTGCTTCTGCTCTGCTGTACTTTCCAAATAGAGACGGCTGCCTGAGGCACTCAATATCCAGTTCGTCTGGGTCTATCTCAATGTCATTTGTATACTCGTCTTTGTTCACGGGGTTCTCCTTTAGAATGGAACATCATTATCTGGTTTGTTTAACCTGGCTTTTTCTTTTTTCTTCCTTTGTTTCAAAAACGAAATATCTCTATGGATTTTCTTCAGGCATTCAAACAATTCTACTCGATGCCTTTTCTCTTTGATTACTTCGTAGCCGATAAAACTCTCAAAATGCATTGCTGCAGACTTCCAAGCTCGATAGTTTATCATATCCATCGGAGCTATAATGTTATATCTCCTTTGATTTATCGTAATAATAATTGAGTAAAATTCTTGTTGTCTTTCTTGATCGCAAGAATCTCCCCAGCTCTGCTCAAATATTTGCTTACATTCCCAATATGCTGGCCAGGTTCTTTCAAGTGTTTCAAATATCTTTTTTAACTTATCATAAGAAATCAGATAGTCATAGTCAGAATCTTCTCTTTCAACACCCCAAGCCCGACTACCTATAAAAATAGCAACATCTTTTATTGATTTCAAAAGGAATCTTTTTGCTTTTTCATTCTCTTTTTCGTCAAAAGGCTTCATAATCTATTCCATCACTGATTCATAACAAGCTTCAATCAACTCAGCTTTTCCATCGTTGTAAAACGGCTTTGAAAAACAGTTCATAATCAAAAAGGCCTGGGGATTGTCTTCTTTCAGAAGAATAGCCGAGCAATAAGACCTGACCATCCGCCGAACTCCTTCATAGTCTTTGTCCGGGAGACCAGAAAGTATCTTGGCTATTGCTCTCCAGTCAACTCCTTTCTTCAACAACATCCTGGCCAAGTCGATGGCCTGAGACTCTATTTGAGCAGATTGCTTGGCAGCCCTCAGCATTTGGTTTGGTGGCAACTCAATAATCTTTTCCAAAATAGTCAAGGCTTCCCGAGGATGCTGCCTACTGTCTTTTCCGATTTGGTCCAATACTTCTCCTGGGATACTATCCACCCCAGCTGCCTTGGCCGTTTTAGAAAGCAATGAATTCATTTGGCTGCTGGTCAATGGACTAACTTCATATGAAGTACACCTGGATCGGATGGTCTTCAGGATGTTCTGGGGATCAGTAGAGCAGATGAAGAAGTACACGTGCTTCGGCGGTTCTTCCAGCACTTTGAGCAGAGCGTTCTGTGGCTTGTTCTTGGGGCTGTCCCCGCCTTCTCCGAAGAGATGGAACTCGTCCAGAATCCACCCTCGATTGAACTCCTTTCCTTTCAGAGACTGGAGATTGCATTTACGGATAATGTCCCTGGCGTCTTCGATAGTCCGCTGATTTGAGCAGTTAATTTCTTTTAGATCGAATCCAGAACAGCCACAGGACTCTGCTGTAATCCTGGCCAGTGTAGTTTTCCCACATCCTGATGGACCAGTGAACATATAGGTATGAGGCCGATCTTTCTTTTTGAGAACAGACTGAAGACTCTGGACAGTAGAGCGGTTGCCAATAAAGTCTTCAAAGCAAGTGGGCCTGAGGTCTACGTGTAGTGGCATATGGTTCCTTTTATATATTGGTTTATTTATTATAAAGAATTTAAGCTATTTCATTAAGAAATTAAAATATGAAAAACTGTTTAAACGTCCTCAGGTCTTGCTTGGTGGTTACATAATCAGGATCAAAAGCTTTCGTATCCGTAAGAATTTTGATAATGTTTTTGTTGACTCCCGGAATCTTCTCGCTTTGAGTAATGGTGAAAAAACCTTTCCTCTTTTTGTTATCTGGTTTGGATGCTGCTATCTTCTCAGCAACAGTTACCCCAACCCCATTGATGGAGATGAACGGGGCATACAAATTCCCATTCTTGTCACAGTTCCACTTTACAGCATCAGACACGCCTATTTTGGGGAGGTTGATATTTAGGCCGAGTCTCTTTGCCTCACCAATATACTCAACGTTTTTGTCCTTATCCCCCATGGTCAAGCAAGCGGTAAGAAACTCGTTAGGATGGTACGTTTTGCTAAACATGTCCCAATAGGTTATCATTGAGTATTCTACAGAGTGAGATAGGTTGAAGCTATAGGACCCGGACTTTGACATCATGTCCCAAATTTGAATTGCTTTCTTTTCGGTAACAGTTCCTTGATTCTTACAGCCTTGAAGAAAGTCATCTTTATACTTATTAAAAGCAGCGTTGCCCATACTCTTCCCGATAATCTTTCGAATCTTATTACAAGTGGCCATCGAGATTCCAGCAAGCTGATTGATTGCTTTCATTACCTGTTCTTGGTAAACGATTACCCCGAAAGTCTCTTCTGTTATTTTGTCGAAGATAGGATGGATTTTTTCAATTTTGACTTTCTTTCTCTTCCTCTTGGAGTAGAGTTCAGTCATTCCTGATTGAAGTGGGCCAGGACGCCAAAGGGCAGTTACAGCATAAATCATTTGAAAGTTTTCGACACCAAGTTCTTTACAGTACCCTGTCAGGCCTGGAGTGCTTATTTGAAATGCCCCAACAGTATTCCCAGCGGATATCTCTTTGAATACTTTGGGATCGTCAAAAGTTATCTTTTTGTAATCCAGATCAATTCCATGGTTCTGCTTCACCAATCTCCGGCACTCGTTCAGGATAGTAAGAGCAGAGAGGCCGAGAATGTCCAGCTTCATCAGTCCACAGTATTCTGCATTTCTCATATCCCAGTTGGCTACGATAGTATTCGATCTGGTAACGAGATTACAATTATATCCTTTTCTCAGATCGTTCTCAGAGATACAAACACCTGCAGCGTGCTGCCCATAGCCTCGTATTTGGCCCTCAATTGATTTGCATATCTCTACCACTTCAGGATGCTTGGCCTCGAACCTATGACATTCTCCGACTTTCTTGAAAGACTCCTCAACCTCTTTCCCTTCTTCTGCTTCGATCATGGCTTTAGCAGCGAAGTTTACTTCAACAAGAGGAATGTCAAACACTCTGCTGACATCTCTTAGGACCCCTTTGCCTTTCATGGTTAGAAAGTTGGAGAGGCCGGATACGTTATATTCACCATATTTATCAGAGAGATATTTGCGAACATCTGTTCTCCGGATATCCTCAAAGTCCATATCAATATCTGGGAGGTCTGCCCTTTCCTCTGAAACGAATCTGAAGAACTCCGTGCCATAAACAAGAGGGTCACAGTCAGTAATGTAGAGAAGATATGCAACTAAACTACCGCCTACACTTCCTCGACCAGGGCCGGTAAGGATGTTATTTTTATGACACCACTTGATCAGATCCCAGACAATAAGAAAGTACCGAACAAATTTCTTGGAAATAATTAACTTCAGTTCGACTTCAATCCTCTCTTTGTATGGTTTTAGTTCTTCAAAAGTCAATCCTTCCAGGCGCTGCTTTAACCCTCTGTATATATGGTTTTCCAGGAACAGAAGTTCAGCCTCTTCTGACGGGAATTTCTTAATGCTTGGTAGATAGACCTCTTGCTTTTCGATGGTGAAGTTCTCACATATCTTTGCTACTGTCATTGTTCTACGAAGTGCCCGTTTGATTTCGTTGTCGGTCAAGCACTTCTGCTTCTTGAAAGCATCGAACATTTCTTCTTCAGAGCGGAGATACAGGCCATCACAGTTGAACTTCCACCTATCTTTATCCGTCCACTTCTTTTTGGACTGGATGGCCAAGAGCACTTCTTGATGCTTTGTCGCTTCGTTGGTAGGATAGTGGGCGTCATTGGTAGCGACAACTTGAACACCAATTTCTTTAGAGAGTTTCATTGCCAGTTTGTTGACTTTTATCTGATCTGGAATGTTGTGGGGCATCACTTCCAAAAAAACTCGATCTTTCCCAACAGCTTTGATGTAGTCGAGAATCATCCGGCTTTCTACATCGAGAAGCAGATAAGAGGAAGAGCAGGCAGAAAGAATTACCAGCCCTTCAATGTGGTTCATCAGGGTTTTATGGTCGATCCTAGGCCTGTGGTAAAAGCCTTCTATATTGGCAATAGTCAGAAGTTGAAGGAGATTTCTCCAGCCTGTTTGATTCTCAACGAGCAGAGTGATGTGGTATCGCTTTTCTCCTTTGTTCTTGATGGTAATGTCCGGGACCATATACATCTCAGCGCCAATGATCGGCTTGATGCCAGCCTCAATACATTGCTTTTGGTGCTCTATCGCCCCGTCGATATTCCCATGATTGCTGATTGAGATATGGGTATGACCGAGTCCTTTGGCCAGGGCAACATATTGTTTGGAGGTTCCGACCCCATCAAGAACGGAGTATTCATTGTGGAGGTGCAAATGGACGAAGCTCATATCAGAGCAACCACATGGCTGAATTTGTCGGCCAGAAAGTTGATCTTGTTTTCCGACAGAGAGGCTTTGTGAGAAGATGAAAGAATTTGGATCAGATACTGAGGATTGATGCTGAACTCGAAAGCACTCCCATCGTGGCCTTTGATCCGAATAGTCTCTTCGTACCAGCCGGTGTCCCCTTCGGACTTGACTTTGAAAATGCCTTTCTCATTGACGGAGATGTCTACCAGAACATCACCACTGTCAATGTCATCAGAGAAGATACCAGCCCTTTCCAAAATCTCCTTGGAAATGTTCGGGAACTCCAACTCCTTTCCGTCGTTGTCAAATAGGTGGTCGAGAGCAGGATACTTTCCTTCGAACGTCCTGCAGCTCAGAATCCCTCTACCTCCGAGGTCAAAGTGGATCCAGTTGGTGACAGAAAAAATCCTTTTGACGTCTTTGTACTGAAGAAGGGATTTGCCGGAGTAGTGAGAAAGGAGAATTTCAAACGGAAGTTCAGCATCAAGTTCCCATTTGGTTGCTCGGTCAGAGTCACAGCTCTCCAGGATATTCCCAAGCCCGTGCACAACGGTGAGGATCGGTTGTGATGCGTCGCGTGATACCGAGAAGAGAGTAGACTGTACAGCTTGGGCAAAGTCGCTTGGTAGTGCTTTCCACTCTCTTCTCGTAGGATATGTTATTTCATCCAAAGGCATCCTGATTTCGGAGTCCAGCCTGATGCCGGCCTTGGACCTCCCAGACTTGATCAAGATTTCTGTTTCGGTCAGTTCGATGTCAGCCTCTTCTCCTTTCAGTTTGTTGACCAGGGCCAGAAACTCTTTGGCTGACACAGCACCAGTAAGGTCAATTGGAAATGGAACTTTGACAGAGACTTCGTCGTTGTAAGTGTAGGCAAACTTGTCTTTGAAGACGAAGAAGTTGCTCTGCTCGGTCGTCTCTCTATTCCCAGAAAGTCCCGGTTTCAGCAAGAAAAGGATTTGCTTCAGATCTTCGATTTTGATTTTCATTTGGTTTTCTCCCACTCAGAAGTTCGTCGAAATAGTTAATGGTTTTTATAAGTCCTTTTTCCAGCTGAATCGTAGGTTCCCAGCCGAGTTCCTTTTTGGCCAAAGTAATATCCGGCTGCCTCTGTTGAGGGTCGTCGGCCGGAAGTTCCTCAAATACAATCTCCGACTTCGACCCTGTAATCTCAATGACCTTTTCTGCCAGTTCCAGGATGGTGAACTCATTGGGATTGCCGAGGTTGACTGGCCCAGTAAAACTGTCTGGGGAATTCATCAGCAAGATGAATCCATCGATTAAGTCATCAACGTAGCAAAACGATCGTGTCTGGCTGCCTTTGCCGTAAACCGATATCGGACTACCCATCAAGGCTTGCACGATAAAATTAGAGACAACACGACCATCATTTGGGTGCATCCGAGGGCCGTAGGTATTGAATATCCGAGCCACCTTGATTTTAAGATTGTGCTGCCTGTGATAGTCGAAGAAAAGAGCCTCAGCACATCTCTTCCCTTCGTCATAGCAGGCTCTTGTTCCAAGTGGGTTTACATGGCCCCAATAAGATTCTGGCTGAGGATGGATTTGAGGGTCACCATATACCTCACTGGTGGAAGCCTGGAAGATTTTAGCTTTGGTTCTTTTGGCCAGGCCGAGCATATTGATTGCTCCGTGAACAGAGGTCTTGGTGGTCTGAATGGGATCATACTGGTAGTGGATTGGTGACGCCGGACACGCTAGGTTCCAAATGAATTCTATTTCTATATACAGCGGAAAGGTGATGTCATGGCGCATCAATTCGAAATGGGGGTTATCCAGCAGGTGCAGGATGTTCTTCTTGTTGCCGGTGAAATAGTTATCCACGACGAGTACATCATGCCCATCCTTGAGTAGCCGCTCACAGAGATGTGAACCTAAAAACCCTGCCCCACCTGTTATAAGATTAGTCGACATAAGTACACCTCCAGCCTTTATGTTGAGAAGCTTTTCCTTGAGCTACTTCAATTAAATGCCTATGGTTAAGGTTATTTTCTCTTGCAAACGCTGCAATTCCATATACCGGAATTATTTCACCAGTCGGAGAGATTACTGTATAATGTTTTCTATATCTCATCCCAACTTCACGGCCCCACGGCTTAGACGTTCCTTTCTGAGAAGCAGATATTTTTTGTTTAGTTTCTTCTGAATGATAATGTCCTCTTATTCCTCCTAAATCAATATTATATCCGTTAGGATTTGAAGTATCCATAGTTAAAATAAAATGCTTTTCCATTCTTCCGGCTTTATTTATATTGTTAGTTTTTAACAATATATCATATATAAAATTTTCCCATTTAAATTTATTAATTGCCTTGGTTATTGTCGTTTTAGGGTTATTACTTGGATTTTTGTGATTATTAATCCTCATTTCAAAGTTTGTAGTTAATCCAATATATTGCTTCCCGTTAATTGTATTTGTTAAAGCATAAACAACATATTTACAATTCGATTCTATTTTCATGTTCAATCCTTTTTGCTGTATGCCAGCTCCATTCCGTAGTCGTCATTGTCTTTTATTGGAGTTACGCCTTTACATAATTGTAATTGGTTTCTTTTGAATTTGGAGTAGTCGACCTGATGATGCCAGCGCCCAAATTTCCAGACCATTTCTACGCAATCAGGATGTTGCTTCTGGAGAGATTTAGCAAACGATAGGCGATGATCATCGTTGTTATATACGTTGTCTGTATTTCCGCCTTTCATTGCAGCAGATTTTTCCCCATTTCCATAATAAGTACCACCTTTCCCCATTAAAAGTGCCCTGAATAATAGGGTACAATACCCGTCCTTAAGTAATCGTAAACTCAGATCAGTATCTTCGTTGTATCTGCCTCTCCACCTGTGAGGCAGATTGGTATCGAGAAGGATACAGGAATAAATCCTGTTGTTTAACAAAAAAGGGGTAAGCCTTGAACTTCTATCTGGAGCAAATCCTTTATGATGTGGCCCAGCCATAGCGATGTTTTCGTATCTGTCAACAAAATCTTCCATAGCCTGAAAGAATTTACCGCCTTTTACTAAAGGTCTGCGATTATTATTACAGCGAAGAAAATGAGCTATATTATCATCAACAGTCCAGTGGCGTTTAAACTCTCTTTCTTTTGCCCACTCCCAAATATAATTCCTGGCAGGGATAGATCCTTTTTTAAGATCGTGGAATGGCATTACAACAACGTTGTCTTCCCCAACATGATCACAGTATTCATCCTCTTCTGTTTCTTCGACAAAAAACTTATAAGATACGCCAAGGCCATCAAGAACTTTCCCGGTAGTTTGGCAATCAGCTCTGCCTTTACTGGGAATGCAAATAGGATATCTGGAATCAGAAGGTTTGCCAATATATTCAAATTCACCTGGTCTTAGTCTTTTTTGATCAGGCCACCAGGCTGAATTTGATTTTGAGGATATGGATAATTTCAACTTTCTAGCAAAGTCATCAACATCTTCTTTAGTCATGAAATTCATAGTGATCTGGTACTTCGGAGTAGCGTCCTTCATCTCAAACTCAGGCATTCCCCACCAGATGTCCTTCCAGTTCGGTTCAACATCTATCAACTTTCCTTTTCTTCTCTCTCGAACAGGACGGTTCTCGTTTAGGTCTTTCATAGTTTTTCTGTAGTGGTCTTGGAATTTATAGAAAAATGGGGAAGCAGACTGGCCACTTCCCCATTTTGTTCAGGCCTGGAAAACTTGAGGATTACTTCTTCAGACGTCCGTTGAGCTTAAGCTCGGCAATGATCTTCTGAGTGTCGTTGAGGACCGAGAAAATGGTCCGCTGAGTAACAACAAAACCGGCTGCTTCGATCTGCTTGGTGAGTTCTTCCTGAGTGATGTTTTCGTCCTTACAGGTAATTGTACGGAGAGCATCCATAACACCCTGTTTCTTCTCCTTCTTCGGGGCTTTTTCTTTCTTGGTAGCCTTGGGTGCTGCGGTTCCATCAATAACAGCCTGGAGTTTCTTGGCCAGATACTCGCGCATCTTTTTGATGTCTTTCAGGAAAGGCGGAGGAATATTCAGGCCTGCTTCCTTGGCCACGATCTTGAGATCCTCAATCTTCTTTCCTTTCTTTACGGCAGCCAGCTGGGTAGTAGCAACCTTGATTACGGCCGGGTCAACAGGCTCGGGCTCGTCTTCTTCGTCGGTATCGTCGTCCTGATCATCATCGTCTTCTGCGGGCTCTTCGTCATCAGCATCGGGCTCATCTGCTTCCTCAGCCTCGTCGACCTTGGCTTCATACTCAATACCGAGAGCGTCCAGGGTGGCGGCAGTAGTAGCGGAGATAATGTCTTCAGCAACAAGCTCTCCAGCAGAATCTTTAACTTCGCTGTACAGCTCGACGTAATCCAGCTCCAGGTTGATTCCTGCTTCCGGGTTGTCAAACATGAACTCGTTGAAGTTCTCGGCTACAGCAATGAGCTGCTCCAACGATACTTCCGGAGCTTTCTTCTTGGTGGGTTTGGTCTGGGTCGGTTTCTTGGCCATGGTAAATCTCCTTTGAATTGGTTTTGGGTGATCCCTGAGTAGTGAAGTAGTGAGAAGTTTCTCTGTTCTTCTCTTCTGTCTTATTATAAGTGTTTTTGTTCAAACCATCAAGAAATAAATCCATTTAAACAAAAATACTCAAAAAGAGGTGAGAAGAGGCCTGCCCATGGCCAGGCTTTGAAGTATGGTAACACTTTGATTTTCGTTGAATTCATCCTCCCTCACGGCAAGTTGGCCCAGCCTCATTATCCCTCTCTTTTTTTCTTCCGGGAGTTGGTTGAGGGTAATGGTACCTGTTACATGACTGAATTTCCTTTTGTCCTCAGAGAAGTTCTTCATCGTAATCCATGGTGCGTAATACGAAGCAGAGTCAGACTGAGAAGCGGAAAGGCCGAGGCAATGTCTTTTCTGGGTCAACCCTCGGTAAGCTGCCCACTTGCTGTTTTCCTGGTGCCTGAACTGGTCCATCTTCTCTCCGACCATAATATCCATATAGTCACAGATGATTACATCAGGAACAAAGCCTGTTTCCATCTCCCAGATATCCAGTTTCCTTTCTATCTCGGCCACGGATAATGTACCGTTGCTGTAGGCCTCGATAAATAGCCGAGATTTCTTTCCCCAGCGCCGTTGGTATCTTTCCCCATACTTCACGGCTTCCGTCCATTCTAAAGGCGAAACAGGCGCTTTGGTGCGATACCACGACGAGCCCTCATACAAATCTCTTTTTCTCCGGCTTCTTCTACAGTAATCACACGGAAGATAGTCTGGTGCGGCTTCAAATTCCAGGAAGGTCATTTTCTCTTTGTCCTTGATCACTCCGGAATATGACAGCCTGTTTTGATCGTCACAATCATCCAGCTGGTTTTTCATACAGTCCAGGCAAGGGACTTTCAGTTCGCCACAGTACTTCTTTCGATGGCTCTTTCCAGCAAACCTGACTCCGTATCTCACCAACATCTGAGGAAGGGTCATATCTCCTGCGCAAAAGAAGGCTACATTTCTGCCTGCTCTTCTGGCCCAGATGGACAGTTCGATCAGCATCCATGTCTTTCCTCGTTTCTCTGGCCCCAAGAGAGTGACGAACGAATCCCTGGTAAACATGTCATTGAGGAATCTTCCAGCAGCACCTGGGAGTTTGAAGAGCGGCTCAGCAGCGTAGTCAAACGCTTTGGCCATCTCTTCTCTGTTGGTAAAAGGATCAACTGCTTTTGATTTGGAAATAGAAATTCGTTTGTAATCAATCAGCTCATTCTGGGCGGAAGAGAGTTCCCCTCGTTCCAGCAACACTTTTACTTTCTTGGTCTTCAGTTCCAGGTTCTTGGTTTCCAGATAGGATTCTGTCTGGTCCAGGAGGTATTGGACGTTGAACTCTGCTGCTCTTTCATAGTCATCAGAGAGGGAAAGTAACAGCTCCTCAATGAGTGATTCTTCATCCTCATCAATATTGCCGGCCTTGGCTTCTTTCTTGAAGATGTCCTCGATGTGGATCCCTGGTGCTTTCTGAAACTGCTCCCAGTATTTTGTTGCCCACTTGATTACTGTTTTGATGTACGGAGTTTCAATCAATTCTGATTGAAGAAGAGGTTGGACCATCTTGAAATATTCATCAGAAACAATGAGCCCTAGTACAATCTGCCTTTCTGGATTCTCACGAACTTTCTTTCTTTTGTATGTTCCGGCCATTATATATCCTGGATTTTGATTTGATGTTATCTATTCCATCTGTTCCTGGCCGCTGCTTGTTGATATTCAATTACTTCGTAATACAAAGGCTTCTTCACTACACCTGGATTGAAATTCTTTTTGTTCAATCCCACAACTTTGTCGAGTTCTTTTTTGGCCTGCTTGTTTGTCATCATTTTCATTTTTTTCTCCCTCTTGAGCATTCTTGAATAATCTCTTCCGTTGAATAGGCTTGTTTTAGCTGTGTAATGAATTCTTTGCTTTTTAGAATCGCCGTATATGGGTAGGTCTATACTTCCACTTGTCTTATCTATAAATATCGCTTAAAACGTCATACACAGCTTTTATTTGCTTTTTCTCCTGTCTGGTCCATCCATCAATATAATTTCACACATCCCATTTATTCTACTGCTTAAACGGTCATCTCCCATCTTAGTCCCAAGGGCTTTGATGGTTAAATTCGATGTAATGATAATGGGCCTCATGTTCTCATATCTTTCGTTGATGATTAAATAGAGAATTTGAGTTGCCCAGTCAGAAGACTTTTCGGCCCCGAGGTCATCAAGAACTAAATGTTGAACTGTAGCATATCTGTCCAATATCTCCCCTTCTGTTGGGCCTTCATATTTTTCTTTATTATTGTACTGCTGCCTTATATCAAATAAGAACTTTGAAACATTTACCCATTCACCAGCAAACTTGTTCAACGGTTTAAGAAGATGGAAAAGAAGCAGCGCTGCTTCGTAACTTTTACCTGTTCCAGTCTTCCCTTGAAAATAATAACTTTTATCCAGGTCAAAAGTTATTTGAGAAAAGTCAGAATTGGAAAGTGAATCAACAAGAAGTTTAGGAACAGAAGCCGGAAGAGTATTGGCCGGAGTCTTTTTGTCAAGATATTCTTTTTTTCTACAGGAAAAACATTGATGCGTTCCGTTTTCCAGTTCTGTTCCACATTGGTGGCAGGCAGTTATTTTCATTTTACTTCCTCCAATATTGTTTCCCCTCTCATTTTATACTTCTTCCCGGATACAGTATCCAATTTGGTATAAATCGTATCATCATATTTGCCTTCTTCCATTTCTGCTCCACCTGCCGGGAGTCTTGGTTTCTTTTTGTTGTTGGGATAGGCTTCTTCGAGAACTTTCAGATAATTCTTGTCGTTTTCGATAAGCCAGTCGAAAGAGACTTTCCATGTGGAGTTCGAATCAGAAGTGCCGAGGAGAAAGGATGATTTTGTAACTTTAGAGAAGAGATTGCGCCAGCCGGACAATTTGGAAAGGTCAGAAGATTTTGACCGGGAGAGTATTTTGTTAATTCTTGACGGAGATAGTTTTGATATGGAAGAAAGTTGATTATCTTCCGCAACAACATTCCAAAGTGAAACAACTCTCTCCGCAAAAGAATTTTTGCGAGAGTCTTTTACTGTCTTTTTATATTCTGTACTTATATCTACTGTACTTATAAGTTGGGCACTATATTTTCGATCTCTTCCGGAGGTACTAACATTTTCACATCCGGAGGTTATAGAATTTATAGTGTCGGGCGATATAGTTTTTATAAAGAATGGAGCATCTGGATTGTAGACTATATCACCAAATCTACAGTTCTTCGATAACGGTTTCGGGTAATCTTTTTCTTTTAAAATACTTTCGCTTATTCTCGGAATGATATATTTGCTCGGCTTATGTTGCAGTCGATCACTTCCTTTCGGTGTTTTTATTTGAATTAAATTGTGTTTTTTAAGAATTAAAACATATGAGTTGAGGGTCTGAAGTGAAATCCCCATATACTCAGCCCAATCTTCTCTTTTCATTCTAGGGAAAACATTTTCTGTTTCTCCTTTGCACATTCTTTTGAATAAACAGAGTAGTGAAAAAGGACCAGGCCCAAGAGTTCTTAACCAGATATCAACATATCTGTTGTCCATATTAAAAAATTTATCGGAACGATCTTCGAATATCATATCTGATCTCCTATATGTGAATAGAAGTTATGAGAAAAGAAGGGGAGGAAGCACATAATGTTGATTATTTCCCCGGTGGACAAAGCCGGCATAATCAACCTTCCTCCCCCGGTACAAGACCGCCTGAGGGATCAGCTCAGGCTCTTCCGGGAAAATTGTCCGTCAATTATATTATAAAGAAAAATTCTCGTTTCCTTATAAAATAGTTTAAAATATAATTACATTAATATTAATTAGTTCTTTTCTTTCTTATTAACAGTTTGAATCGAGCCCCACAATTTACACATTTTCCAATCATTGATCCAGATCTTGTTTGATAAAGTAGTCCGGAACATTTTTGACAAGTGATTGTTTTTATTCTGTCATTCATTAATTTGTTTATATTTTCTGAATTGTTTTCCCTTTTTATTCCATATATTCCAAGAGCTTTTAATATTTTTTTATACTCTTTTGGGATCCATTTTCCATCTGGTTCGTGATGAAGGCCATCTCCCATCATATCCCCTAGTTTTATTAATTGATTATGTAAATGCTTTTTGGTATTTTCATTTAATTCAGTTTTCATCTCAGTAAATCTCCCATAAGATTATCGGCGTCTTTTTGATCCATTTCCCCTGGATCTCCTTCAGCCAATTCAATTATCTCCACCTGTCTTCTCCCATCAGTCAGAGAGTTGGCTAATTTTCTTGCCTGTTCCCCAGCCTGAGGGTCTTGAGCCTCACTGTCATATAGGATGAATATACGTTTGAAAGCGAGTATGAGTCGCACCTGAGCCTGTTTGAACTTTACCCCGAATGTGGCTACGGCCCCAGGGCCAAGACGCCATACATCCATAACTCCCTCGACTACAACAACAGAATCTCCTTTGACTTGGTCCAGGCCATACAGACAGTGCTTGTGTTCTCTCCCTTCTTTTTCCTGGGGGCAGGCCTTGTACTTCATTCCTGATTTCCCGGTAATGTCCCGGCCCTGATAGCTGACCAGAATGCCTTTGTAATAGATGGGGATTATGATTCGATGCTTGTAATCACCAACAGGCCCGGTTCCTTTTATTCCCCATTTTTCTATCAGCTGATCTGGATCGAATTTTCTTCTTTCCAGGTATCTTCGATGGGGCTGATTGAGGTCATTGGATCCATCTGGGAGTTTACAGATTACGCCTGGGCCTCTCTTTTCTTTTCTTGGTGGGATGTAGTTGGCTGCTCCATCAATATCAAATTGATGGAGCAGCTGGTAGACTTCTGAATCTTTGATCATCAGCAGCGTGGAAAGAACCTTGATAATGGATTTTCCACCACAGCGCCAACAAATGAATCTCCCGGCAAACTTTGAGGATTGATCAATGCAATATCCGAGGTGGTATCCAGGATTTCCTGAACAGAATAGGCAAGGAATTCCAACCCAGCCCTGAGAGACGTGCTTATGGCCTTCTGTCTGGTATGGAATTCCTCGATCGTTGTAGAGACGGACGATGTCAATCATGGCGTATGAACACTTTTTGGATTTAAAACCAATAGACTTTCACAATCCCATCCATACAGTCCTGGAATTGAAAATCGAGTGTTTTCCTCACCTTGTTCTGTTAAAAATATCCCATCAACTCCTAATTGCAGCATCATTTCAAAATCTGGATAAAAATAATATCTTTTATCCCATCCTGGTTGAATAATTAGTTTTTTAAGACAGGATGTTTTTGAAATAATTATTGTATTTCCTTCATATATTAATTCAAATTTACTACTTAAATCTCCAAAATCATTTTCTTTACACCAATCACTCCAGCCATAATTACTATCTTTTGGCGATGCCCATAGCCCCCCGTCTGGTTTGATAAACATTCTATTTTTAATTGGTCTGATTAATTCTGGCTTGAAAACATTTCCATGGCCATATGTTATTATAGACATTTTTAATGGTTTCATTACTTGTCTTCCTCACCTTTGTATCTTGGTTCTCTGCCTCTGCCTGTTTCTTTCCATGGGCGCCAATCTCCTCTTTTCCTTTCATTCAAACGGTGCTTTATTCCACAGCTGTTACATCTCCATAATTCCGGTTCTTCTTTTGGCTTTCCACATCTTCCGCAAGTATCACTCATTACTTTTCTCCTTCGGCTTTGACACAGTTGCAGTTTTTAAATCCCATCAGTGAACAGAAGTCGGTGTCACAATTTGATTTCTCATGAGGTTCTCGGTGGGGGCAGGTCCCATGGTACCAGCAAGAAGTTACCCGAGAGCAGATGTATAGGAATCGTTTGCTTGAAGGCAAGATCGATCGCCTTGGCCGTTTTGGGGCATCGTCTATATGAAGAGATGGACTCTTAGTCCTTCGACGTTTTTCTAAGGCAGGAATCGTTTTGGTTCTTTTCATAATTAGACCATATTTAAAAAGTTAGGTACATCTACAATAAAGAAGACAATAGTTTTTGTTTATTTTTAGCAATATCATTTCCTTCTTTTTGTAGATGAATTATCATTTTTAACATCTTTATTACTATCTTGCTATTATTTTTTATCTCCTCTAGGTTTTCAATTATTTTTTTATTATCCTCTGGTATATAGACGGTATTATCTAATAGGCTAAACATTTTTTTATTGATAAATCTTAGATAATCTGTTGAGTCATATTTTGGCGATTTTTTGTTTATTGTTTTCTGTTTATTTTTGTCATTAGTTAATTTGGGGTTAGTTAATTTGGGGTTAGTTAATTTGGGTATTGGTTTTAATAATTGAAAATGAGGTTGTTCTTCTTGCGCTGGAGGATATATTTGATTAAGTATATCTTTACATTTTTTAAGATATTCTCTGAGTTTGTAGTTTTTTTCTGGTAAACACCTGAATTTTATTAAGTCATTTAAACTTAAAAGGAAGGCACTTGTTCTCATATTACTTCCCCAATGATTTGGTTTTGGATTTATTTCAGCTATGTTTGTTTTTATTGAATTTTCTCCAAGAAATTTTTTCCATATACTAAGTGATCGTTGCTGCATCTTGGTTTTTGTTAAATCTTCATAGCCATTTGCTTCCATTATTTCCTTCGAAGGAATAAACCATTTCCCATTTATTTGCAAAAACATAGTATTGAGTTCCATTGTTTCTTCTAATTCTTTGATGTTTACAACTATTTGTGTGCTTTTACAGGTATAATTTCTCATTTCAATCCTCTTTCTGGGTTAATTTTTTAAGCAGTAAAGAAAGCATTTACTATCATATTATATCTCCATTAAAATAAAAACCTGGTTGATAAGATTCATATATCGTCTGGCGTATTCATTATCTTTGTGAGTATTGGAGACAGCTTTTACAAACTGTGAAATAGTCCCATTGAAACACCCGCAAATTATTTGGGTATCTCCAAAGCAGTCCCAATAAATTTTAACTTCTGAATTTCTACTCCCAATATCTTGAAAGAAAATTCGAAAAGGGTTTGATTTAAAGTCCTGGCAGTTAATTAATGATTTTGATTTTTCTTCCGCTTGTTTTCTTGTATTGATATTACAGTTCCATGAATTGTTATTTGAATCAACCCATTGATTATTTACTTTTTTCATTTTAGTTTTCCTTTTCA